TGTTCATTCAATGCTTCTGGTGAAACTGTAATTAATCCAGAAGACCTTGAGAGAATTCATGCAGGAATAACAGAGCCGCAATATAAAACTGGCTATGATAGAAATTTTTGGATTTGGGAAAAGTATCAAGAAGGAGTCCCATATCTCTTGGTGGCCGATGTCGCAAGGGGAGATGGTGCTGACTTTTCATGCTTTCATATTTTGAGAGTCGACACTATGACTGTTGTGGCTGAATATCAAGGCAAACCAGATCTAGATATGTATGCTGGAGTACTTTACAGCGCTGGGAATGAGTATGGCTCATGCCTTCTGGTTGTCGAGAACAATGGTATTGGTATAGCAATTTTAGAAAAGCTAAAAGACATGGAGTATAAAAAACTTTATTACTCAATTAAGTCAACTCATGAATATGTCGAGTCATATCTAGCGGAAGGTGACTCGAGAGCAGTGCTGGGTTTTACGACATCAACAAAGACAAGACCGCTTATTGTGGCCAAATTAGAAGAGTACGTTAGAAACAAACTAATTAATATACACTCAAATCGTGTTTTTCACGAACTAAAAACTTTTATTTGGCACAACGGCAAACCTCAAGCCATGCGATCTTACAATGATGATTTGGTGATGTCTCTCGCAATAGCCTGCTGGGTTAGAGATACAGCACTATCAGAAAATGAAAGAGAGATGGCTTACAAAAAGGCAATGCTAGGTGGTTTGATGAAATCGACAACAACGATGAATACTCAGATCAAAGGTCAAAAAATTTACAATGAAACGTTCGAGCAAAAATATGAGGAGGAAATAAAAAGCACAAAAGATTTTTTGTGGATATACAAAGGATAGAAAATGGCTCGCAACGACAGAAACCCAAACAACAATCAAAATGACTTATTCAAATCTCTAACGAGGATGTTTTCGGGGCCCCTCACCCAAAGAAGAACGCAGTCTGGTCGTCAGTTAAGACGTAGACACTTAGATATATATGCAAAAAGATTTAGGTCAGCATCTGGTCAGCAATTCAAGAAAACTGAATATAATCCGATGAACATTATGACTCTCAATATGATTTCAAATAGAAATCGCTCTGAGAGATATGTTGATTTTGATCAAATGGAATTCACACCAGAAATTGCATCTTCTCTTGATATCTATGCTGACGAGATGACTACGCACTCAGCGTTGACTCCGATGCTGCATATCAATTGTCCGAATGATGAAATAAAATATATTTTGCATTCTTTGTATTTTAACGTTATGAATATCGAGCACAATCTATTCGGCTGGGCTAGAACCATGTGTAAATACGGAGACATGTTTCTGTACTTAGATTTAGATGAAAACAAAGGTATTCAAAACTGCATTGGGTTACCACCACAAGAAGTCGAGAGACTTGAAGGCGAAGACCCTACGAATCCAAATTACGTTCAGTTTCAATGGAATAACGCTGGTCTAACACTTGAGAATTGGCAAATGGCTCACTTTAGAGTTCTTGGTAACGATAAGCATGCTCCCTATGGAACAAGCGTCCTAGAGCCTTCCAGACGTATCTGGAGACAACTTACGCTCTTAGAGGACGCAATGATGGCCTATCGTATTACAAGGTCTCCAGAGCGACGTGTGTTCAAGATTGACGTTGGTGGAATTGCCCCTCAAGATGTTGAGCAATATATGCAAAAAGTTATGACCCAAATGAAACGCCACCAGGTTGTAGACCCGACCACAGGACGCGTAGATTTGCGTTATAACCCACTTTCCATCGAAGAGGACTACTTTATCCCTATTAAGGGCGGACAGTCTTCTACAGACATTAGCAGCCTACCTGGTGGGGCATTCACGGCACAGATCGAAGACGTTAAGTATCTTCGAGACAAACTGTTCTCGGCACTGAAAGTTCCCCAATCTTATCTCTCAATGGGCGAAGGAGCCGGCACTGAAGACAAAACAACTCTCGCACAAAAGGACATTAGATTCGCAAGAACTATCCAAAGATTGCAACGCGTATTAATCTCGGAACTTGAAAAGATCGGAATCGTTCACCTATATACCTTAGGATATCGCGGCGATGATCTTTTGAATTTCAAACTAGCACTCAATAATCCATCAAAGATCGCCGAGATGCAAGAGCTCGAACACTGGAAGACCAAATTCGAGATTGCCGGAGCAGCAACTGAGGGCTATTTCTCTCGTCGCTGGATTTCCGAGAATCTATTGGGACTATCGCAAGATGAATACCTTCGTATGCAACGTGAAATGTTCTCAGATAAGAAATTCATGGCTGCGTTAGAGGCAGCAGGTCAAGCACCAGCCGAAGGCGGTGGTGATGCTGGTGGAGGACTTGGCGACCTCGGTGGAGGAGACCTAGGTGGAGGAGACCTAGGTGGAGGAGACCTTGGAGGTGATCTCGGAGGAGACCTTGGTGGCGGTGATGACTTAGGCGGAGACCTAGGTGGAGACACGGGTGGTGATACTGGTGGCGACACTGGAGGTGGAGAAGAGGGAGATCTTTTAGCTGAACCTCCGGCAAAGCGTGATGATGACGCTAAACCTCGAGGACCATATAAGAGACATAAGTCTTCTTATCGTAAAGGTGGTTTCTCAAAGCAAATGAAGAATCAAGCATTTAGTGGAGAGGTTCGAGGATCAACATCAAGAACGACATTCCCTGGTAAAGTTGGCTTCGGCGGGATGGACTCTCTTGCTCGAGGTATTTACGAATCAAACGAAATCGAAGAAGAGAAACTATTTAACACAAGCAGCGAACTCAAAACGCTAATTGAATCTTTAACGAGAAAGGAAGACAAAGCATGAAGCTGAATAAAGAAACACTAAAACGAATCATAAAAGAAGAACTTCAGACAACTCTCCGTGAAAGCATGGCTAGCGGAGGAACAGATTACTATAACAAATTGCTAACTTTGATGAGCACTAAAGCAGGGGTTCATCAAGCAGAATCATTATATGAATTTGCTAGGGATCAACTTGATGATGAAGAAAAAACTTTTTTAGACAATTGTTTTAGACTCTTGGAAATAGGTAGAGAAGCGGGAAAAATCGGAGATAAGATTGACGAGATCAACAAACAAATAAGAGAAATTATGGGCAACCCAATATCAGACTATGATATGGGGATAAAGCTGCGGCAAATTATGCTCAGCCCCAACGAAACGAATAAGAATCTTTTAACAGGGTTGACTGATAGAACAACCGAGCTTTATCAAGAAATAGGAGAGTTAGATGATTTATTTAGCCAACAATCGTCAATCGTTCGCGATAGTGTCGGAAGAATGGTTAAAGAAAATCCACGCATGTATGCCTTTTATAACTCCAGAGATGCAGGAGTTGAAAAAGCTAGTGGTCACTTTAGAAGGCGTCGATTTAATTGAATTTTTACTTAATGGAGATACTAATGAAACATAATAAGAAAAGAAATACCGCTTTTCTTTACGAATGTCTGATTCGTGAATTAACAAAAGCAATCATCAAGGAAGACAAGACAAAACAAACAAAAGTCAAGGGTCTTTTAAAAGAATTCTTCTCAAAAGGAAAGGTTCTTAAGCAAGAGTTGGACATTTATCGTACCTTGATAGAAACAAAAGAAGCAAAAGAAGATTTCTCTAGACGACTCCTTAAAGAAAGTAAAATCGATTTTGATAAGCTTGATCGTAAAGAAATTTTTAATGAGCAAACATCCTTAATCAACAAGATCAATAAAGCCATCGGACCCAATACGTTTGGAAATTTTGTACCTAACTACAAAGATCTCGCAACACTTGGGTTATTCTTTCAAAATGATAATCTAAATGCTAAGAAGAGAATCATGCTAGAAAATAATATGGTAAACTTTCTCTCTAGAAAAGAAGAGTCATTGACTGAAATGAAGCATATTGATAATCTTGAATTCAATATGTTTGTCAAGAGATTCAATGAGACTTATAAAAATTCACTACTCAAAGAGCAAAAAGATCTTTTGACGAATTTCATCACATCATTCTCCGACAATGGTCTTGGACTAAAGTGTTATCTAAATGACGAAATTGGACGTTTAAAAGAAGCCGTTAGTGACGAAATAGTGAAGGCGCAAAATCCTGACTTAAAAGAAAATTTTAAAAAAGTTAAGGCAAAGCTGGACAACTATGCAAAACATCCTTTAAATTCTAACATAGTTGAAGAAGTCTTTTATATTCAAGACTTGTTAGCGGAGGTAAAAAGAAATGCCGATTAATATTAAGATCACGAACCGAGAATCAGAGGTAAAAGAAGTACCACAAGAGCCAAAAGTAGTTAAGATTCAAATTGTCGAGAAAGACAGAATAGAAGGAAAGCTCAAACTTAGATCTGCTCTAAATGGAGACTTGATGATTATGGACCATAAAGACATTGATATTGTAATAAAGCAAAATGAAAAAAAGATTGTAGCTTTCGCTAAGGATACCATGTCTGATCTTGTATA